AAACTAAAAAAGGAATATGATAGGCCAGGCGGGAGTGACAGTTCTGGGGCACAGTACATGCAGACAAAGATTTTAGCAGATCGCTTCCGCAAACTGGCAAAGCAACCGACCGAGTAAATCCCCACTGATCAGTTAAATAAAAAGAGACCTCTGCTCGGAGGTCTCTTTTTATGAATCGCTTATTTCTTTTTCTTGGCCTTGACCTTGGCCTCGGTCAGAGAGTATCCCAATAATGGGATCCCTTTAACCTTATCGTATGCAGAGCCAGAAATCCAGATCCCGATCGGGACAAGAGCGAGGATCGAGTTCCCAAACTCGGCGAGCAGTTTTGCATAGCCGTCGATCATCTTGAGATCGACCTCGGGGAAAAATGTATTCGCCAAATAAAAACCGGCGAAAATGACCGCAGTCAACCATTTAACCCAGGTCTGAGAGTCGCCATCCTTGACGACCTTGAGCATTTTCAAGACATTGACCAGGACCAGGACGAACAGGGGGACCCCGACCAGCGCCTGAAAAAACTCGACAAAAGTATTAAGATTATCCATTTTACGAACCTCCGTTCTAATATTGGATTTCTCCCATTATACAGTTAATTTCCTATATAATAGGGTTGCAAACGCCGGAAAATCAGACTGATCGAAGCGGCCACTTCTCGGAAAACGAACACAGAACCGGCGTTTTTTTTATGGAACATTAGATAATAATACTTGAGCCTTATCCCACAACTCAAGAGCGACGTTTATCAAGAGAGCACCCCCAACGACCCAGGCTCCCCGAAAGAATCTCCGGAGATCCCGGACCATGCCTGTTATCCCCTGATCGTCGATCACTTTCGGATCTCCAAATAAAAGTAATTTTATGTTTTTCATATCTTCTCTCATCTCGAAAAAATCAGACTCGAGATCCGTTCTGGTTTTAACCTTATCTTTGAGAGAGGAGAAATCCCGAGCGAGTTGAGCGATATCGTCTCGAATTTTTCGGATCTGCTCTCTGAGGGTCGGTTCTTTCGGTGACATAATTATTCTCCCGCTATCCATTGAACATTTAAATTAGCTCTGCCGAATTGAGCGACCGTAGTTCCCACAGATGCTGCTAGTTTCACGACGACGACATCATTCGGGACGAGCGTTTTAAATCCCGAAATGGCGACCGAGGTCATTAGATTCAGAGCGGTATGATTAACAACATAACTCAGACTCCGATATCCGACTGTGTTGATATAAACCCGGCACTCGATTTGACAGGCCTTGTTCGTCATAAATGAGCCGGCGAAATTAATACGATATACGCCCCCCCCTTTATCTCCGATCGTGATCGATCCGGCAGATGCCCCGACCACGTATCCCGCTCCGGTCTCATTTCCTACCGTGAAACCTGTTGCCATTTGATAAAAAGTAGCTACTGTGGTTAAGGTCGTGTTGACTGTCCCTCCGACGTCATAAAAAACCTCTCCGTGTGGATGATAGTTCGAAACCTCGGCGAGGATCCGGAGGATCTCCGGCGCTCCGTAATTCTCGAGAGACGGGTTTCCGTGTAAACCTGGGCTCATAATTGAGACGCTCCTCCAAAATTTAGTTTAGCCAGAACGACGTCGGCCTGGGATGCTCGGTTCGATGCCATCGTCAGACCGGCCGGCTCGTTAAATATAACCGATTCTATATATGCGAGTTGAGGATCACGAGCTCGAGAAACCTCTTTTGGGAGAGTGCTCCCGAACAGATCCAGGATCCAGAGATAATTATTCGGACGGATCTCGGCCGGGTTAAGTGGGTGACCAGTCGCAGGATCGATTAACATCTGCCGATTATCCCGGACCCGCAAACCAAACCGAATATTATCAGGATCAGATCCGACGTCTCGAGCCTGTTCGTATCTCAGGATCCTCGGTTCATACATGCCGGCGATCCAGCGATTATTTGATGCGTCTCCCATCCGGCAGATCCCGAGGATCGCATCTCCGGAACGGACGTCCATATCGTAAACCTGGGAGATCTGGATCGTGTTCGTTGCGAGAGAGGTCTCATTAACAAATTGACCGGCGACGTCGACGATATCCTGGATCTGAGCATTCGCATTCTGGTCGGTCCTCGTGCTGGTCTGATTGTAGGTGATCCAGTCGAGGGTCCGGAAATATCCGGAGCAGTAAACCGTCAGATCTGTCGTCCCTCCCCCCTGGGCATTTTGACGAACCGAGATCCGGGCTCGGCGAGGATCTGCATATTCGTTTTTATAGGCCTCCGCAGCTTGATCGGCTTTCCCGCTCGAGTTGATGATCCCTCCCTGGAGAATCTCCTCACGGACGCCGAACGTCGCCTGAGAGTTTGCATCCGTTGCGACCGTCGATCTCTTGAGTAGTCCTCCGTCTGCCGTCAGATATCGGACCCAGACCTTATTTGCCATATCCCGCATTGAGACCTCGACCTCTGCTCCTGGGAGAGAGAGTTTCATTCGAGTAATATGTCCCTCCCAGGCGATCCGACCATCAGGGAGAAAACTCTCGACGTGTCGACCGAGACCGAACCGGAGATACTCCTCGAGATATTCCAGTCCGTAATGATTCGGCAGGATTTTAAATTCTGCTTTCCAATATCCCCCGAGAGATCTGATCTCGTGAGAGTATGACATCGGCGACCAGGCAGATTTAGAACCGGCGACCAAAACATCGGAAAACATGAGCTCGGATCCCTGGAGGATCTTACTCTCAGTAATGGATATCGATCCGATCATCCGTCAGATCCCCTCAGATTAAACCATCTCTCATGGGCGTATAACTGGATACCCCCGGCCGGACCGGTTCCGGATTTTAGGATCGTCCCGGATAGGTTCCCCATCAGGAAATAAAATCTCATATCTCGGCGAGGTTCGAGGACCGGCAGAGATCCTCTCGTCTCCCAATATCCGAACGGGGATTTCGTCGAGAAAATATCGAGGGTCCCAGAGTTTCCGACCGTGTTTAAAATAACCGTACTCTCTCTTAAAATGCCGGCGTCGATCTGGAGTTGCTGCATATCGACGAGATTCATTCCGGTCCTGCCAGAACTGGAGACCACGACGGAGACCTCATCGGAGGGGATAAAAATCAGGTCATAACAGATCAGATCCGGCGTCGAGGACTTAGCGCTCGCCTGAATGGTGAAATCGAGCGTCGTCAAGAAATCCGAATCATCCCCAAGCAGACGGAAATCCCCGATCGAGACGATGCCGAGACCGACGATCTCAGTTAATGCAGTATCTCGGAGAGGGACCGTCTCGGTCACATAGGTGACTGTCGACTCGATCTTTAATCGGACAGAAACATCTCCGTCAGATCCTCCGGACTGCCGGCATCTCAGATATACATTATAGGACCCTTGGAAATCTCGTTTCGTGTCGTTGTCATTGATCGAGAACGTGATCCGATCGGCCATCGACGCGTCTGCCGTGAATGTGGTATCAGTCCGGTTCCCCCCAGGTGCGAACGTGTTTGCGACTGCCGACGTGTCGGCATCATAGGACGGAGCGTCGACGGTCGACGGGTTGCTCCCTCCTGGGTTGAGCCGTGAAATAAAATTCTCGGTCCCTCTGCTCTTTCCCCCGATCGATATCCATTCGATCGTGTTTTGAGTGACCTCATAATTTATGAAACGGAGCAGAGCGAGAGCGGGGACGTCTCCGAGGATCTGTTTCGAACTGATATCGAAACTCGGATTAATAACCGAATATACTCTCTGATTTCCTTGCACTGGAGTTGTCGTCCAGGATGTAAACGCCGAGATCCTGATCCGCAGCCAGAACTTATTCTGTCCGTTAACGGTCCTCTTGGCAAAATCAGCGTGACCGTCCATCGATAACATACAATGACCGGTAAAACCATTAACGAGGAGACTGTTATCAAATGCGATATCGTCCGAGGTCGACCAGCCTGCCCCGGTCCCAAACTCCGGCGTTAATGTGACGACTGCATTCCCTCCGGTCGTGATATTTAAGACGATCTGAAATGCCGGATCGTCGGATCCGAAATAGATCGCATCGTCGACGGCCGGCGTAGATCCAGAGACCACAAAATAAGAGAACGACGGATCGTTTAAAAGGTTCGACGAGAATGCAGCGAGACTATTGTCCTCATTGAAAATATGCGTGAGTTGTCCGTTCGCCTGTCTGAGGTTTGCAACAAATGCGATCGTCTGCTCGAAATCGATCGTCCGAATTGCCGTCACAAAAGGAGAGGCGTCGTCGTAGGTTATATCGTCGATATAAAGGGAACCGAGGGTCCCGGCGTCCACTCCGGCGATTAAACCGATCTGGAAATTATCGACGTCATGTCCGTCGTTATCCAGGGTCGAGAGCGTTTCCTTAAGAACTCCCCCGACATATATTTTCCCCTCTCCGTCGTTGCTTCCTGGTCCGGTCGATGCTTTCCATTCTGCCTTAATTTCGATCTTTCCGTCGGCGACATCATACCAGGAGGAGTCGGACGATGCCCCACTATCGAGATAAACTCTGAGTCGAACCTGTCGCGTCCCGGCCGAGTCTTGATATTCGATCTCGAAAGCGATCCCCCCGGACCCGGATCCATTCGCATAGAACAGAGAAAACTCATCTCCCGAGGTCATGGCGAGACTATCCTGCTTAATATTAAAGACGGTCGAGAACTCGGCCAGGTTAGAAATCCCGTTGATCTGTCCGTATGCAGTATCGGCAGCTGCCGCAGACACAAACTCTCCCCCCCAGTCTCCGGTTAATGCTCCGTTTCCGGAGGCCTTGAAATTTCCGGATCCTGATTCTGTCAATAAATCGAAATACGGAAAATCGGCGTGAGAGATCGCCTCGAGACTGGGGAGAGTTCCTGGAGGAGTGGATCTCCAGAACGGCTCCCGAGTGATCATAACTTCCATCTCGTCGAGCTCGGCATCGATCTCGAATGGATGATCGAAAAAATCCGAGAGTTTATAGCTCATCCAGGCGATAACCAGAGCATATCGAGGATTAGTTTCGCCGGTCGTTTGTTGAGTAATATAAACCGGCGTCTGTTGCCAGGAGGTCGTCTGATACTGATCCGCTTTCCGGAGCAGTATCATGAGCTCCTGTAGTTGGCCGGCAGCGAGATCATGTGTGCTATCTTTCAAGTTGAGGAGAAATCTCTCCGTCACTGGGGGATATGTTTTAAATCTCAGATGAGCGCCATCGACCAGAGGCGAGGAGGAGAACATCGCATCCGGATTTAATCGATTAACTCCGAAACCTCCCCGGGATGCTATGATCCCCGGGTTCGCAGTGTTGATCAGATTGACGGTCGTCGTCCCATCCGTGATATTAAAGGTTCGAGCCATTTATAAAACTCCCTCGATCAGTGCGACCAACATCGAGACGTCGACACTATTCGAAACGTTTAAGTTAAAGTGATTACTCCCTCCTCGTGACGGAGGAGGAGATCCGTCACGAGGCGTGACCGTGACCGTCTCTCCCCGCTCGGCGACGAAATTGACAGGAACCCGATCTCCGAGAGGACCCTTGTCCGGGATCTTGAATTGAGCTCCCTCCTGGAGAAAACCTCCCTCGTCGAGATCTCGTTTCAAGGTCCCAAGATCTCCGAATAGCGTCACTATTGCGACCTTGGTCGTATCCGGCAGAGCATTGAGTTTCGCCGTAAATGCGTCGACGTTTCGCTCGGCCTCGAGCGTGTCGGCAGTGACCTCGATCCCCCTGCTGGTCAGACTGTCGACGTCCTGTTTTAATATTCTGGTCTGCTCCGCAAACTCATCGGCAGAGATCGCCCCGAGATCATAAGCGGTTCTGAGTCGTTGTGCCTCTTGTGCGACAGCGAACGTCGCCTCATCCATGATCCCCAGAGCGCGAGCGAGAGCGAGGGTCGCATCGGCATCGAGACCGGCAGCCGACTGCTGGAATATTAATTGTGATGTTGTCTCCTCGAGCGAGGTTCTGAGGTCCTGAGATTTCTCGATCAGTCCCTGCATATCGGCCTCGGTGTCTCCGTGAGCCTCCCCAACATCGATCAGAGACGTTCTCCATCTCTCGATCGCCTTTCCAAGCGGTCCTCGGATAGCAGAGGATACCGACCGATGCAGAGTTTCATTTTCGGAGATGAGTTCATTCAGGCCACCCAGAGTGAGAGCGACCTCCTCCTCGGTTCTCCCGAGATCCTGCATATGTTTCGAGGCAGTCATCGCAGATCTCGCCATCTCGAATTGACCCTCGGAGATTTCCCCGATCCCGAACGCCAGGAGGCCGGCCGTCTTTTTAACTTCCTTCATTCTCTCGACGTATTCCTCCCAGGTCCTCGAGGATGCGAGGATCTGTTTCTCCTGGTCTCTGACGGCGTCTCGGACCCCGAACAGGCCATCGGTTATAGGGAGCAGTCCCTCGGCGAGCCATTTAGAGACGGCGAGTTTCGCATCCTCGACGGTTGCTCTCCATCGGTCGAGCGAGCTCGTCGCCTGGAAACCGGCCTCGTCGAGTTGATCCATTTTTTCACGGGCGATCTCAAGCGTCGCATTATTAAATCGCATCGTCCGATCCATCTCTGGAAACTCGGCAGCGAGCTCGGCCATTCGTTCCCGAACCTTACCGGCAGAAATGCCGTATGTATCGAGACGGAGAATCGACTGGTTCGCAAGCAGGAGAGTAAACTCCTCAAATGCTCCTTGAGCATCCTTGCCCATCGTCGCCCCAAGCGTAATCGCCGTTCGAGTGACCTCCTCGGCCTCTTTAGCAGTCGATGCCAAACCGAGAGATAATAATCTCGTCGCCGAGGACATCGCCTCCATTTTCGAGAGAGATCTCCCCGAGGCCTCCGTCACGGCATCGGTTAACGCTCTTGCTCGTTCTGCTCCCCCTGCATACGCCTCGAGAGCGGTCTCCATATTCCCATATTGAAAACCCAACTGAGTCATGGCGGGGATTTGTTTTAATATCGAAACCGCTCCGGCAGTGATCCCGGCAGCGAGACCGAGTTGAGCGAGAGAAAAATTTCTCGTTTTCTTTTCTGCTCCCTCGGTCGCCTTGTCGAGTTCCTTGAGATCTTTCGTCGCAGTCTGAGCGCCCCCACCTTTTTTTATAAAATTGAGAATGATATCAAGATTTGAGACGGACATTTTTTACATTCGCCTTTTACCATATTGAGGATGCGATCTTTTTATATCGTCGATAATCTTTTTTGCATCCTTGACGCCGGCCTGTATTCCCGGAAATTTCTCGACCACGTATCGAAACGTTGTGACCCAGTCTCCCGGGAGATCCTCGATTTCCCAGGGTCTGATCACAGTCCCTCCGGAAAACCGGTTAATCATCTCGGCCGTAGATATGGCGATTATGTGAGGATGCGAGGAGGTCCCGCTCGTCGCCATATCGAGCAGGGCATCGTCTAATTTTTTAAGTGTTGGTTCCGATGACCGATGATCATTCCCTGAGTCTGGGTCGTGATCCAGGTCCAGAAACTCCCGTTATCCTGGTCCTGAGATAATTTGTGCAGATCGGCGACCTGCTTCGGATCCTGGGACCAGACCTCGGCATAAAATGCATATACTCGATCATTGATCGACCTCATCTCGGCATTATTTTTCTCGAGTTCGGCCTCGAGGAGTTTTTCGGTAAACTCCTCCTCTGGGATCCTTGCGATCTCGGCCTGGAAATCGGCATCGAGTTTCCGGATCCCTTTCTGGATATCCGTCCACTCCTTGAACAAAGTCGAGTTGATATTGACCCAGACGTCGATCTTTTGATCCTTGAGATCCTCTGCCCCCGGCGAGTATCCGCTCAGATCGAGAACCTTGATCACTTTCGGGATCTTGAAACCCTTATCGAAAACAGACATAATTTTTTTCTCCTGTAGTCCCTGTTAGTAGATATCGGTCAGGTCGGCGACAGGGGGAGCACCATCAACCGGAAGCACCAGGCCGGGCTAGACCTGACCGAATATCCCAGATTAAATCGAGGCTACGTTCGTTTTTGTTGTCAGAGCAAATTCTTGAGCTCCCGTAATGTCGTATGAACCTCGCAGTATAGCGGTATGCAGATTGTTTCCCTGAGAGTTTTCGGCGAGCGGAGTTACTGCCTGCCAGAAACCCCCGACCCCGAGCGTCAGATTATGATTATCTCCTGCTCCGATCTGAGGACCGTCAAGAGAGAATTGCAGGAAGGATTTCGTCCCTGCCTGGAATAAATCATAAATCGCATCGGCGCCTGAATTGCCCTCAAGAGTGAGGTTAAACAGGACATCAAATTTCCCCTGACCGAAAGTATCGAAATATTTGTTAGCGTCTCCGTGAAATTTCGGATGCAGTCCAGTCAGGATCTCGATCGTGTAGGCTCGGAGTAGACCTGTTACCTCAGTCCCCCCGAGACCTGCCCAGGAGGTGTCCCGATAAAAACGGGTCACTTTTGCATTTAACTCGGTCGTGGTCGGTATTGTGATCCCCCCGGTAAACGAGACCGGCGTCCACTGCCGAGCGTAAAAATCGACATCGATCCCCACTCTCGCCGGCGTGTTGTCCTGGTTGATCGTCCCGTTAATTGCGAGCCGTTCGATCTGCATAAACTCGCACTCATACGCCTGAGTGTCGTCGCCGACCTCGAGGGTCCCTGAGTCGGGAGTGTTGGTTGCAGTCATCGACGGCGTAAACGTCCAGAGATAATCTCCCTCTCCGGAGGTCTGCTCGACAGGCGTGACGCCTCCCTTGATCCCCATTGAGAACAGGATCGGGAGCAGTTGATAATAAGCATCCGAGAAATTAAGACTGCTCTTAACCTCCAGTTGATCGATGCGAGGATTAGCACGAACGCCGAGAGCACGAACCCCGGCATCGTCCTCGATCATCGTCGGGACCCGATCTGGGGGGATCGGAGGATGCGTTCCGGCCAGGAGCAAAGTATCCGCAGCGACGGCCGTCCCTTGAGCCGATGACGGCTCAAGGCCCCATTGTATTTTAGAGAATGCTCGTTCGCCCATGATTATTTATCTCCTTTCTGGTTTTTGGGTTGAACTTCATTTTCGGGATCATCGACCGTCTCCGGTTCTGGATCCTCTTTCGTTCCGGATATCTTGGATCCGGGTTTCTTGGCCGATAGTTTTTTCTCGTCATCGTCCAGCCTATAAATATCTTTCGCCAGGCAGTCGAGGAGAATCTTCCCGGGTTGCCCGTCAAGATATGGACGGCGAAACGGTTTTTTATCCTTGATCGCCTGTTTCTCTGCCTTGTCAATATCCTCGAGGAGTTTCTCGTAATTCTTAATATAAGTATCTCCGAGATCTTTCGAGAGTTCGTGAGGCAGTCCCAGAACTCCGTCGCCCTTGCCGATAAACTTGTAAATTTTCATAATTGAACTCCTTTTAGTTTATGCCTGGACCGTGAATGTCCCGGTCTCGACGTCTTTTAAATCATAGTGAAACATTAATCCGGCGTGTGGAGTGCCGGCGTACTCCAGGACCCCGGGTCCCTCATAAAAGAGAGCAGGGAGGGGAGGAGGCAAAAACGTTTTACAGGTCCCGCCGAGGTTCATATCTTGAGCGAACATATTTCGAACTCGCTCGACGAACGGCCAGGACATTTTTTGTGCCTCGGCGAGCGAGAGCCCCAGAGAGAAATAAACCCAGATCTTGACATTATGCATAGCGACGGCCGGAGACCCCTCTCCGTAGACCTGCCCTCCTCCCTGGGTCCCAATCAGGGTCGAGGGAAACGAGAGCAGTTTTAACGGCCATTGATTATAGCCATATACGACCCCCGCAGTCGGGATCTCGGCGGCGGCCTGAGAAGCAGTGTGGACGGTCTGCATATTCGTTTTTATTATGGGACCCCAGTCATCGACAGGCATTATTTAACCTCCAGATCTTTAACTAATTTCTGACCGGCCGAGGCGAACTGTTTTAAGACGAGCGGTCTCCGGTTGAGAAACATCCGAGCGACCTGTCCGGCCGTCCTCTGGCCCCGGCGAGACGTCGATCGATAATGATATCGGGTCGAGTCCTCGAGTGCTCGAGGATATGGAAATCCCCTCGAGCTCGTTGCGAATGTCCGGACGGCTCCCTGGAGAAATTTTGTTCCGGCGATATGCTCGACCTCCATTTTTAAAGTATTTTTATAATACGACGTGTCGACCGCAGCGACCTCTCGCCAACCAACATACATGATCCGGACGGAGGCCATCATCGCAGGGAATGCGATCTTGTCGGCTCGTTTTTCAGCATTCATTAACTTAAAAATCTGCTGCTGTACTTTGGGATATTCGATGGTCATATTTAAAGACATAATATTTTTATATAGTTAGGTGTGTCAAGTATATAATTAGGTGTTTTTACCAAACGAGCTCGGCGGCCCGGACCCTCTTGAGGAGTTCGACTGCCTCCGGATCGAGCGTTTTAATATGCATAATTTTTCCAGTGTCGAATATTGCCTCGGCGTCTCCGAAAGCAACTTGACCTCTCTTGAATTGTCGGATCGCCTGAATGATACAGGCTCGATTAGCGAGGTCATGGACTTTCCATTTCTGGATTGTGGTCGTCGATGAATGCTCCGCAGCCGTCGACCCGTTTCGAGCTCGGATGATCGTCGCAGTGTTCGCCGAACTGGTATCGGTAGCAGTGACCTCGGCGAGCTCGCTTTCGATCTGGAGGATGGACCCGACAGAGATCCGAGGAGCGATCCCCCAGATATCCGCTCCATCGACGTCGGCCACAGAGAGAGAGGTCCCGTCGATTAAGAGAGGATCGTCGAGGACCGTGTCGGCAGTACCGACCCAGGCATCGTCTCGATTTTCGGCGAAACCCCAGGTCCCGACCACTCGGACGGATTTCTGTCCTTTCGGCCATTTATTAATTGAGGTCGAGTTCTCATCGATCCACAGTGAGTCGTAGGATCCGAGAGCGTTAAAATCGTCGCCCTTCATAGCGATATAGTCAGTCATCGCCGTGTAGTTTTGCCCTCCGTCGTAAGAATAAGCGACCGAGGTTATTGAGAGCAGGTCCCCGACATATAAAACTTTCTCTCCGGAGCCGGCGAAATATCGGGTTGCGATCTGGGGATAAAAAACCCGGTTGCATTCTCGATCGATGAAACGGGAGATCGTCCCCGATATCTGGAGAAATAGATCGTCGTAGGATGTCGTCGCAGTAAGCAGAGCATCGGGAGCGACGTTTCGAATATCGTCAAGGGTTGCATATAGGTTCGGCATCTTTATTAACCTCTTAATTTGTAATGATCGACAATCTGGGCGAGCCCCTCATCGAGCACGTTTCCCATGTGCATAGTTAATCTCTCAATAGTTGCCAGTCTCAGAAAACCGGCCTCGTCGAGAGATCGATCGAACAGGTTTTCTCTCGGCGTCCCACTTGTGACAAAACTATGATTTTTAAAAGGGACGATGTCTCCGGCTCGAGCGACGAACTGGCAATGATGAGAGGTCGCATACGCCTCGTGATTTTTATAAATGATGAGTTTGTCTTGATCATCATATTTGCCGTGTAGTTTCTTTCCAGGAGATCCGATCGAGGTCTGATAATCGTCCTGCCATTCTGCCGGCAGAAAATCGCCTGTCTTGATCTCGGCATTCTCCCGAGCCCAGTCGAGCGTAAATTTATTATCACGATTGAAACCCTGTCGGGTCGGATATCCACTGATCACGGCAGGACCTGGAAACGCATCCAGGAGAGCGAGTTGTTTCGATAACCAATTGGGAAGATATAACATATCGTCGTCGGCATAGGCGACGATTGTATCGGGAGGGACCATCCTATATATCGAGGCCTGGGCATTTAGTTTCCCGACATTATGGGAGAGGATCAGTGTGTCCGGTTGATAAAAAGATCTCAACCATCCCCGCATATTTTCGCAGGACCCATTATCCCAGACGAGGATCTGAGCACGAGCGCCGGCGTGTTTCCGCAGCGACCGGAGCGAGATCTGGACGATTTCCATCCGTTCGGCGTGATATCCCTCATGGTTGGGGAGATGGACGATGACGGCGATCAGGACCTCGGGGAGAACGTCTCCGATATCTTTATGCCGGTTCGGGTTCTTTCCGACTCTCATCAGATCTGTTTCTCCGATCCACCAGGCAGGCGGTAAAATCTGGTTTTTATATACCGGAGATTATTCCCGATCAGGTCGATCGAGAGATGCGTCGTCGAGATCTCATCAAGTTTCCGGATCTCCTCTGCACATTCGGGACGATTGTAATTATCGACGATCACGATCCCGCCTGGTCTAACGATTTTCGGAGCGAGCCGGATCCACTCCGGCCGGTCGTCTTTCCATCCGTCGATTAAGAGGAGATCATAATTTCTCCCCTTAAAATAAACTGGTTTATGATCGAAAAACATCGTCACATTTCCAGGAGATTGATACTCGACGACTTGCGTCCACTCAGGATCATTATCGACGGCATGAACCGCTCGAACTCTCTCAGCAAACCAGAGAGTCGATCCTCCGCATCCGTGCTCGAGGATCATCCAGTCAGGACGGAGGAGACTTTCCAAATATAGAACGACGGCAGGATGCAGCCAGGGGACCGGATCCTCTCCGATCTGATCCGGCGTTTTCGGACGATACCATTTCTCATTATTGACCATTGAGCATCCTCCGAGCTTTCTCGCCTCCCGCAGCTTTAATTCGCCGATCGAGTTCCATCATACATTGAGTATTAAATTCGTAGATACCCATGTGAGCCCCATATTTATACGCCTTGTCTGATTGATCATGTTGTAATTTTCTCAACTGTTCGCCGGCTCGTTTCTGGAGGCCGGGATCTTTCTCGGCGAGTTTCCATGTATGCCAAACATACTCGGTTTTTCCGGATGCGTTCCACATTTCAGCGGATAGCTCCTCCCCTTTCTGAGCGGTCCGGCCGGCCTGGAGTTCGTACTCGTCCCGAGCGAGGGTCGCATCCTCCCCGGATGCTTTCTGGATCTCGTCGTATTTCCGGAGATATCTTTCAATCTCTCCGATCTGTCCGGCGACCTGTCCCTGCTTGATACAGTGATCCTGCCTCTGGATGATCATCTCGCCGGCGTCCTTATACTGCCGGTCCTTGATCAGGAGGAGGAGAACGTCCTTAATCTTGATATGCTCCCTCTCGAGTTGTTTAAATTTCTTATTCAGATCATCGAGGTTTTTCGAAATATATTCTTTATCGAGTGTGACCGTGTCTCCCTCATAGCCATAAATTAGGTGAGTGAACATCGTATGAGCCGAGTTTAATTTAACCTCGACCCCTTGGCCGGTTGCAATTCCTAACCAGAAAGCGAAACAAGATCTCTGATATTCATACTCGGTCCCGTTAGATAATTCGACCCCGTAGATCTCAATCGTCGTAAATCCCAGATGCAGAGCGAGAGCGATCGCATAAGGAAACGTCGACGTAAAATATTCGAGTTGGATCTCCTTGTCGCTTTTGACGAGTTTGATCGTCGAGAGATATTTTTCGACGATCTGATCATATGGATATTTGACGGAGTTCGGGACCTCTGGGACCTTGTCGATCATGTATATCGATCGGGATCCGTGATCCTCTTGTAGCCATTTCCAGTGAAAAGGATCTGAGAAATTGAGCGGATTTTTAAAGACGGCCGGTTTATGGATCTGGAAAACTGCGTCCCATCTCCGGACCCATCTCTCCGCTATATCGGGAAGTTCGAGCGTCTGGTTTTTATGTTTGATTTTTTTTCCGAGTTTCAATTTCCCGACCTGCTCGGATGTGAGGCCGAGTTCCTTGATCTTTTTATCATCCTGGACCCGACCATTCGGAGCCTCATTCAGAACCCAGATCGTTTTATCCGGATCATCGAACGGAGCATCGGCCCGAGTCTCCTTGTGAGATCCGACGATGCAGACTGTTTTATCAATCATTTGTAATCCCTGTTTTCCCTGTTAGTGAGAGCAGGGACCGAAATCCCTGCTCTCTTGATAGTTGATCCTGCAAATTAGCTCGAGGACAGAGGAGCAGTCGCCGGGTATCGTGGTTCTAGGATCGCAATAACGGAGACCTCGCAAGCAGTAACGCTCGAGGATCCTGGAGTTACAAGGACCCGGAGATAATTCGCATCGGCATCGGCAGCCTGGACGGCGTCCGGATCCACGTCGATCATGACGATTGAATCCTCACCATCGCCAGCGACCGATGAGAACAGTATTCCAGCACTTGAGAAAGCAGTATTTGCTCCCCAACTGTCCGACCCTACGGCCCCGCTCAGACGATATCGAGCGGCGATCGCAGTATCCCCGGCAGCCGTAGAATTGCCGGTCGAACTTTCGACAGTGAGCGTAATACTATCCCCCGTGATCGTGCCAAAAAAGACCAGAAAAGTGACCCAGTGAGTATTTGAGATTTTTACAAAATTTGAACCGGTTGCGTTCTCGGTAATATCGACTGGGGATAGCAGTCCGACCGCTTGATGTTTAGCATTAAAACGTACCATAATATTTCTCCTTTATGGTTTCATTAGTTCACGAGTTGATCAGTCGACCCTATTATGAACTGGTCGACATTACGACGAACGGGCTCTGAGTGTTGGATCCCTTGAAGGGGGTCACGGCAGTTCTCCAGGCCGGTTGTCCGTCGATCCTATAGGTGAACTTATAGGTCATCTCGTCGGTTTCGAAACGAACATGGATGGACTCGGATCCCTTGACCGCTCCCTTATCAATGGCAAGATACTGATCCATAGATGCGAGCATGAGATCTCCAGTGGTCCCCAGGGTTGCGGCGTATTCGATATCGATGACGGGGAGACCTTTTAAGCGAGCGAACGGAGCATCGGCGAAACCTCCGGGCGGCATATAAACCTCGTTCGTGAGGGTCATACTTTCAAGGACGGGGTGTATATCCTGGTTTGCAAACCAGACATAATTCCCGGCTCCCCCCCATCGGCGAGAGTACATGTTCGAGATATCTCGGGGAGTGATGGTTGACGCATTGATCCGAGTGACGGAGATCAGACAGCCGGAGTTCATAATTCCGAGCGGTTTCCCGACCCCGTCTCCTTCGTAGATCGCATCCTCGACCATAAACTTGAGCTCGTCGGCGACGGTCCTCTGTAACCAGGCGGCGAGAGTGGTCGTGTCCATCAGGAGTTCGTCGGTTGCATAGGCCAGGGCCGCAACCTTTTTTAACTTGAGATCGATCTGGGAAAATGAGGGTTGAGAGTTCGTGATCGAACTGCCCTCGGCGACCCAATAACCCCGGATCCCGCCCCATCTGGAGCCGGCGGCCCTGGAGGTCTCGTCAACCGTGTTAAAGCTCATCGAGTTTGAGGTCGGTCCGAGCGGATATGGATCGACCCGATTGAGGATCTCGCCGATGGACCACATTTTTTCTTTGAGGGTTCCGTCGACCGTAGTCGTCACGAGAAAACCACCTTGAGCGGGATCGGCCTCCTCCATTCCTGCTCCGGCTTTGACGGCCAGCAGACGGGGATCTACATTATGCGGAGAGAGTGCAGCAGATTTTACGGCCAGGAAAAACTCTCCGTCGGTTTCCCAGGGTTGGTCGCCCTCGTCAGTGACGACGGTAATCCCGGACCCGGGATCGACGGGCGGAGCAGATTCGGCGACTGCCTTGACTGCCTCGGTGACCGCAGTCTTAACAATTTCCCCGACATCCTCGAGAGAGAATGACGGTTCGACGACCAGATCCTCGATCTCCCATTTAGTACCCTTGAGAGCATAGCGGATTTGATCGTCATTTAGGTCGGCGACTTTCACACTTACCAATTTAGCAAAATGCTCGAGCGCCTCCTGTTTTGTTTTAAACATAGTATTACTCCTTGTTTGAGTAGATTTTACAGGGATTGGATCCTTATCTGCCGGCATCGTCTCATCGACGATCTCGCCGGCGACCTCTGGATCAGTTGTTTTCCTGCTTGTGTTTTTATCGCTCATAAATGCCTTGAGCGGTATCACTGAATTTGTGTCCCGATATTCGTTCGGGGTGGGCGTGAGACTTGCATCCAGGCCTAACGGCCATTTAGTAATTTTCCAGGACCCCCAGTTGAGAGCATCGTCCTCGTCCTCACTATTGGCGACGTGCTCATAATCGACCAGGTGGTAAGCGGTCCCACTGGACCAGCCGAGTTTCTTTTTTAACCCCAGGTCGGCGATCATTTTCTCGTATTCGTTTCTCATCTGGATAACGACCTCAGCGAAAATGCCGACCTCGTCGAGTTTGAGTTCTGCTTTCCCGAGAGTTTTCCGATATGCAGGGATCGTATATTCCCCAGAGGCAAGCGGGTATCGATGATGGAAATAAACCTCGGAGGATTTCAGATCTCCGAAATCTGTCTCAGGAGTGAAAAAATCTCCGGAGAGATCGGTCTCGTCCGGAGATCCAAACCGGACCAGATATCCCCCGAGCAAAACTTTTCCGTCGTCCTGCTTGACGGCCTTGATCGGGTCCCCGATATGGATGAGCGTCTCGTCCGGTCCCAGGTCCTCGAACCTCGACTTTATATTTATGCCTGTTCGTTTGATGAGCATTATTTCTCCTTATAAAAAAACGACGACCGGGACCCGAATTGATTTTTTCGGATCGCAGTCGTCGTCCCGGATCTCTTATCCGGTCGGTTCTGCCTCGTAATTTTATTTGATTATGGTTTCATATTAGCATAAAATTATGTATTGTCAACCGGCCAGGAGGCGCCCTGTCGTCGTTTTCCCTCTCTTGATGTACTTTGACCTTATCGGGAAATAAAACGAAATTTGACGCTTTCTGACCGTTTCTGACCTGGGTCTGGGAGAGATCCTGGTCATGTGACGAGCTCGAGCTCGGTCCAGCAGCGGTCGTTCGGATGAGCCGGTATCTCGGCGACCGTCCATCCCTCCGATCTGAGTTTCTCGTCGTTCGGCTCGCAGATGACGCAAACATTATTATCTTTCATCGTGTACCATCTCGGCTCGGTCAGGATCCCGTCGATCTCAAGTTTCTCAGCATAGATCCGTTTTCCGTTCTCGAAACCCCGGGTCACTTCCGTGACGGCGATCGTCTGAGCTCGTCGGGGAGTGAACATCGAGGAGAGATCTCCGATGAGGAGATCCAGGTTCCGATCAGGAGTATCGAAATAATTCCGGAGTGCGTTTTGTAAATGGTTCCGAGTATTCTCATTGAGATCGGAGACCATGTTAAAACCATAGGTACGAGCCCAGTTCGAGGCCTCGGCGACGATCTCATCATGATCGATCTCGATACCCAAGGAGAGAGCCTCGGTCTCGGATGCGGAGACGGCCATCCCGGTTAACATCGGGACCAGGAAAGCGAGAAAGATCCCGGACCATTTCTCCCAGAATGCCGGAGGAGGAGGAGAGGGATCCTCGTCTCCCATCTCGTCGAGCAGGTCATCGAATTGAGCCTCGAACTGTTCGCCAAAAAAGAGAGCGATATCCTCCTCGGCCTGATCTTTCGATTGACTGTCCGGATCTGTTTTCCCTGATCTGCTCGTTCGTTTTAGCATTTCCGCCTTAATAAATCGACCATCTGTTATTTAAATATGTTTGTATATCGGATTGTTGCGCAGAGGTGTAATCACTCACAAAAAGAGATTCAAAAATATAACTGTTTGTCGCTTCATTCGTCCCGACTTTCCCATCATCAAACAGGGTTGCTATTGCCGTTCCCATTGACGTCGCAAGAGCATAAGTCGTGGCCTCTTGTACACTATTCACAGCGGCCTTGATTGTCCCTGCATCTCGCCACACTTCGAGTAAATAACTCGTTCCAGCACTCAAGACAGTGTCGAATTTCTTTTCTGCGACCCAATAAAGCGCCCATTGAGTAGCAGACCCACGGGCGTATATTGCGGGCACGAATTGACCATTTCCCCACAAACCCGCCCACGTTCCATTATCAGAAACGTACTGCATGGCAATTGCAATATAAAAATCTCCCGTTCCTATTCCATGAGCAAGCGAGGCAGACTTGACCTCATCATTCACCCCGTCTCCAAGAACGCCGGGGAGACCATTCTGGACGCCTGTCACAAGCGTCGGTCTTGTGTTATCGCTCGCCGGAGCAGAAAAATCGACCGCATTCCCGGATTGATCCTCCCAAGTCCCGACCGGGTTCCCGTTTCCAGACGGAGTCGTTTTGCTATCATGCTCCTGAAAAACCCCGGCATCGGCCTTTACCCACCAAAGCAAACCCGATAAATCGGTGGGCGAGAAAACAGCTCCCCCCATGCGTCGCCGGCGTCTATTGTTTAGTTGTGGTCTCATTCCTACTCCGCTCGATATCCGACCCGAACCTCGAGGATCTCATCATCTCCAGACGCCGAGTTATATCCGGTTGCGTCTGAATGGAACCAGACCAGGAAAACAGAGGTTTGACCGGGGATCGTGATCGGTCTCGTCGGATACTGGACACTCCCTCCATTACTATCTGATTGCCAATCGGCAGCGGCGACAGGAACCTCTCCGAGTACCGTCCGTCTCTGAGCGACCGTGATCGCCGTATCCCCCGCACTGGACCCAGGATCCGCACTCATAACCAACAGACGACCGGCCGGCGTGAGGATATCTCCTCCGGAGGAGATAAACTCGAAATCGAGGAGTTCTCCTTGTGCCGGAGCATGAGGAGCGAGAGGCAGTTCGACAGATGCCGAATACTGGTTTTGAGCGACGGCCTCATCGATCCCGATGAGCTCGATCGCCGCAGACTTTTGAATATATGTAACCATGATATTTCTCCTTTATTCTTAACTATAGGACAACTCCCCGACAATTTCCTCGGGGATAAACTTTTCGGGTTTGAGCGTTAAATCGACCGGAGGCTGTCCCCCGACGATAGCCAAAAAAAGAGGACGACCGAACAGGATCGAGAAACGCTCTCGGATAGTAGGTTTCCAGGCACTCACCTTAAGAGATCCGTATTCTTGATCGTCGACCTCGAGGACCGGCAGAGTATAATACGCCTCTTGAGTCTCCCCGTACATTTTGCAATTCTCACTAAATTTAATCGGTTTCATCCTTTTTCTCCTTTATGGATGATTCTTAAACTCCGAGGACCCGGCGAACGCTCTCCGGATATCGGCCTCGGTTTTTGCTTTTTTGAGTGATCCTCGGATCGATGCTTTCTGGACCCGACTATATCCTGGTCCAGGATCGAAATCGAGTGGATCTCCGGCCTGGAGTGCTTTCCGGACCTTGATTTCCCAGAGGAGAAACTCTCCCTCTCCTCCGTCCTCGATTTTCTGCCTGGTCGCCGTAAATACGTCCTTTATTTCGTCCTTGTTCTTACACCGACCCAGATGATCACGGATAAATTTTTCAATATCCCCCTTGAGATAATGAGCCTGAAATTCAGTGCTCGCCCTGTCGCCTCCGATCCGCAGTGCGTTTCGCTGCCATTGACCAACCTCTTTTAAGCTCTCTTGGAAATGCATAATAATATTTCGGACCTCTCGATCCGGAGTGACCTCCAGGATCTCTCCTGAGATCTCGGTCCCAGTCTTAACGCTCATCGTCTCATCAAGAGGCGGTTCGTTTCTCTGGGAGAGTGCCTCGATCCTCTGTTGTCTCGCCTCCTCGTTTCGTTCTCGCCTTGCTTCCTGTTCGGCGATCATTCCCTTGAGCTCGGTCTCCTCGGCGTCTGATAGTTCATAACCGAGAATACTCATCGAGAGTTTAGCGGCTCGTGGGTTTGTCGTAATCGCCTGAGTGAGTTTCGAGGTCGACTCAGATCGTTTCGTCTCGTCCTCCTGGAATACGTCGATCTGCTTTTTATTGAGCACGATCCTATAGCCGAGAGGAGAAAAGACCTGGTCATTGAGGATCTCGAATATCTCCTCGGCCTCGGGAATGATCGTCTCGAGCATAAATCGACGGTCGTCTGCCTCGACAACTCCTCCTCCTCCCAGGCCTCCGGCCTCGGTCGAAAATAATCTCGTGAGTGGGATCCCGAATGCCGAGGCGATATCCTCCCGTTTTGTCTTGGTGAGTTCTTTCGCCTCGAGCCCGTCCAGTCCCTCTCCGATAGTTTCGACATTGAGTTTCTCAGCGTTTAATACCTTCTGATCATTCGCTCCCATCAGACCAGAGAAAAATCGTTTCCACCATGTCTCGAGTTTTTCCCGCTCGGCAGTGTCGGCGAAACCCGATGCAAATAATAGAGTTGCCTTGACCAGGCCCCGGCCGAAATAAGATGAGATAAACGAATCGACATTCGTCAGGACGCCGACCGCAGTGAGTGCAGCCTTGGCCGGGTAGTTGATCGCCGGACCGATCTCGACGTAGGGATCAGACATCCATAACCAGACCATATCCTCGAGATCGACCTTGACTTTCTCCGTCTGTTTTCTGGACATCGAGATCTTTCGTTCGAACCCGAGGAGAGTTCCTGGAGGAGGTTTCGGTTTCTCCGAATAAATCGGATCGACTGACAAGGGATTAAGATACTTAAATCCCTTGAACATTTTTTTGTTATTCGTCAATCGATACAGATAGGCTCGGCCGGTCAACTGACGGGAGGCAGTTATCAGAGATAACCATTTTCTAGGGTATTGTAAAAATCCGACCTTATTCTGATAGTTGTCGGATGAGTCTATAATCTCCCCCTTGGAGTTGAGGATCGAGAACGGGAGGCCGGCGACGTTCGTCGAAATGATCCGGACGCCTCTCCATAACCAGGCGACCCGGGAATATAAATCCGCATTTTTTAAATCGACGTCTTGAGTTTTAGATCCCCCGATGTCGGTCCAAACAGTCGGATCGTCTGACCATGGATTGACCGTTTTAACCTTGTCCCCGTCCGTAAAAATTACTCTGTCGTTTCTCATATTTCACCTATGATATTAACCAGTTATCGTCTCCGAGGAGATCATGCCATGACCAATATCCGGCATCTGCCAGATCCAGAGGTTTTTTAGGAAATCGCCGGAGTGCTTTTTCGAGGATCCCACTTGTGCCGACGACATGGATTATTTTTCCTCTTTCATAATCGGCCAGCATACGGAGACCCCGTTCGACCTTTCCTCCGTGTCCGGCTCCGGCCTTGGCGCTATCAAACGCCGGCCAGTAAATTTTATTATACTCTTTTTTGTAATCATCTCCAAATTTACGCTTGTATGATTCTTTGATTTCTTTCTTGACCGTTGCCAGAGATGCGTTAAAAACAGATCTCCAGGTGTCCCCCCCCTGATCGGTTTCGACCCCGACCTTAACACTCCCGAGCTCGACCGCCTTCCTGATTGCCCTTGCGATCGCATCCTCCGGAGACGTGATCGCCTCCCAAGAATAGAGACGATATAAAATCCCTCCGGAGACGGCGTCGGCCTGGATCCCCATCGAATCGCTTTTATCGGTCGAGGTTACGGCCGGATCGACCCAGACGACGACCCGATCGAGATCCGGGATTTCGTCCCAGGTGCATCTCCGAAATTCGATCTGATCATACATCCCCCCGGTTAACTCGACTTCATGCTGAGCCTCTCGGAGAAATGAGGTTAATCCCCATGTGTTTATTTGATGCTCGGCGACCTCGAGACTCTGTCCGGCCGTCCAGGTCGCATCTCCGGAGAGTACCCGATATAGGCCGGTTTCTGGATCTCTCTCGTATATAAGATTGTCGACGGCCTTATGCGGTCCACTCACGACCCGATCCAGGAGAAACTCGGCTCTACCGTCGACGAGTTGAGACATTACTCCGTCAGGCGTGATCAGGTTCTGAATAAAAATGACCGTGACATCCGTCGAGCCGGCCGGGATCAGTGATTGAGTGAGTGTCTCGATTTTTTTCTGGGTCGCTTTTGCCGTATCGTGTCGATCGTCAATGTCGTCGATAATGATCAGGTCCGGTCTCTGTTCGACATCCTTTACCCCTCGGACAGCCTTGTCTAAACCGAGACCGTCGAGAGTGAAACCTCCGGCAGTCGTGAGACGGTCCCTCCTCCAGGCTTTCGGTTTTCCGTATTTCGTGATCAGCCGCTCGCTCATGAGCGGATAGGATCTCTCAACTCGCGAGGATCCCAGGAGAGCGTCAATATTTCCGATCGACTTGTCGGCCTGATCCTGGGTCTCTCTTACATACCAGGCATAAGAACGTTTATTCTGTCCCCCGAGTTCGATCGGCAGAACCTCGGCTCCGGTCGATTTTCCGCTGCCCCGAGGCCAGATCCCAAAAAACGCCGGCGACGGGACGCCGAGCCGGATGCCGTCGACCCACTCCCAGAACTCGGCATGATAAGAGGAGAATGGCTTCGAAAAATGTTTCGGATAAACCAGGGGGAGACGAGTTTTCCAGTCGAGAAAGGAGATGTCACTTGTCAGACGGTCGATCTCGTCGATCTCGTCCTCGGTCAAGTATTGCAGCAACTCGGCGAGCTCGCTCCTCGTCGGTAAGTGTTTTGTCGTCAATTTCGATCGGGCCTCCGTCCGGACCGGAGACCTCTCTCCGATCTGTAAATAATTTGAAATGTTTTCCTATATGCACGAGTGCCTGCATTTGATCATGCCATTCGATGATCATCGTCCCTCGTTTCGTGCTCGATACTCTCTTGATGAGGTGAGAATATCCGTCGGTTTTGAGCGCCTCGAAATCGACTTTCATCGCATAGCCGGCGAGATACTTTCCGTCCTTTTTGTTCGACTCGTAGATCGGGACCTGCTCAATATAGTTCGCAATATCGAACCCTCGAGCCATAGATCCCAGGCGAGAGAGCACCTCGTTCGCATCCATGATCGTTTCGGAGATCCGTTTCTGGATCTCCTCCCGTATGAGAGGTTTTCTCAGGTTTTCGCTCCCGACTGACTGTAACGTCGTATAGTTCCCTTTATATCCCGCTTTCCTGGACGCCTGGGTGGCATTCCAGGACTGGAGATAATATTCGACAAACAGTTTTTGTTTATCTGTGAGCTTTCTTTTCTTTGCCATCGTTTAACCATAATAGCATATTTAAAACCTAATGACCCGGGGAGGAGGTCCCGGGTCATAGTCTAGGAGGGGAAAGAAATGTTACGACGCACTCACATTATAGCAGGTTTTTTCTCTCATTAATTCTTGTTTCTGCATCTAAACTATGAACGAAATCAACCTCGAAACCAATATAATGTCTCTCTAGTTCTACACACGCTACCCCAGTAGTCCCCCCCCCCATAAATGGATCGAACACGAAATCGCCCACACTAGAGAAACAGTCGATATAATATCTCGCTTCCGATAATCCCTGTTGCCATTTATGATGACTTTTTTCCAGACCGGTCCCCTTAAACAAATTATGAAACATCGATCGAGATTTCGCCTTTGATCCTTTTGGGACATATACATTAATAAACTTCGCTCGGGCTAACATTTTTAGATTCCACAAAACAGAGGCGTTCCCCTGGGTGCTTACAACACAAAGAGTATAATGTTCGAGTTTTTTCCTCATCATGGCCATAATAAAATCCATCGAGGCAGACGGCGTATATACCAACAAAAAACCCTCGGGCTTAAGTAACCTTGCCGCCTCCCCTGCTAACCATTCATAAAGATACAAATATCTTTCCGGGTAAGGGGGATCCGTAAATATTAAATCAATGCTCCCAGACGGTATCTCTCTCGACAACTCTCTACAGTCTCCCGTCAATATCTGATTTCGGAATTTTCCGGGGATCCGGAGAGCAGTGTTTCTCTTTCTCTCAATCTCCCGCACACGTTTTCGGACATCAGACGCCTTAATCGTCGGGTCCGTTTGGTCTATTTGAATAGACGGGTTCGCCTTTACTCCTGTATCTCGTTCTTTTGTTCTACTCATGGCATTATCAGGTTTAAAGGTTCGTTTAGTGGGAGCGTAAGAGATAACGAGAATGCATCCAAGTAGTAATGAGAGAGCAAGGCCAAGGAGACCCCAACCAACAGGACCGAGAGCATCATGCCATAGTTTACAGCCGTAGAGATTTTGTATCGGCCAGAGCGGGATTTTATTTTGAAGACCACAAATAATATGGTCGAGGTCAACAAGCACCCCAACGAGCCCAAAATAGACGAAAATGCAAAATGCATCGATGAGTCTAAGAGAGCCCCTTTCAAAGTATGTAAAATTTCGAACGTCGTCATTTTTTTTCTCCATTAGTTTCTTCTTTTTGGTTAATAGCGATCCGAATATTATCGTCGAGTAGATAAAACTTAAAAGGCGTTTGGCTCTTGTCCGTGTAGCACCAACTCTCAAATTTAACAAGAGCATTTCTTAAACTATCTGATCCAGATCCGTTATAGTGCGTCTCTCCAATTCCTGCAACAATTTCTCGAGCAGTAGATCCGGGATTATTTGTAATGAATTGTTTAACCCGAATCATCGTTTCCTTATAAGGTGTCAAGTGGGCGCCCCCTTGAGATCCTGCCGGCGCAAACGTTTTATGGAGGCCTGTTAATTTCTTTTCCATCTCTTTTCCCCATAAGGTAAATTTTTCCTTAAATGGGGGAGATTCGATTTCCTCTACCCATCCGTAATCCATGACCTCTATAATCCCGACTTCGTAAAAATCGAGAGCGACTTCTCTCCAGCTGGCCGGACGAGGTCCTCGGGTTCCTTTCACGGCGACGGATCGATAAGGAACCCGCCATTGATAAGCCTGATCCAGAACCGGGATCCCATACCCGATTTTTGTTTCAATAATCCAGAGATGCCCGTCTAAGAAAGTGACGATATCAGCCACAGCGGATCCATAAAAAAACTGGACCTCCTGATAAACCTCGTGTCCGTTCTCTTTTAACCACGAAACGACATGCTCGGCGAGGTCGATTTCTTTCATAAGACTCCTTTTATTTTTTGTCGAGAACCTCGACCGCACTCCCCGGGATGTAATGTCCCGGAAAATATCTCATTTGGAAAAATGCCTGTCCTCCGTCGGCGATCATCCGGGTCGAGAATACATCCAGAACGGATCCTTTCGGGAGATCGATCCGGTCCTCGACCGAATGCCTCTCCAGGATCGGATATCCGTTTTTATTGTATCGAGTGATCGTGTATGTTGTTAGATCTTTTTTCAACACTCGGACCGAGAGCGTCTGAGCCTCTCCTGGTACTCCGAGGTATCCCAACATTTCGATCATTTCTGGTCGATGCAGAAAGAAAGGATCCTCAATATATCCGACCTCATTAAAATGATATTTCTCGAGAGCAGGCAACCAGCACGAATAGATTAACTCGGCATAGGTCGGACCCCCGAACGATTTGCAGAGAGCAGATTCGAGAGACGTATATCCGCAGTTATACGCAGCCAGTCCGAGAAAGATCGGGTCATCGAAACGCTCTCGAGGCGTTAAGTAAAATAACGACATCGCATCGGCTCGATTTTTATCGAGGGGAGTTTCGTAATAATGTTGGATGGTTTGATTGAGGATGTTTATCCCAAGGCCGATATTTATCGCCGGATTCTTTAACATCGTCGCCGTGTATGTTTTGTTTCTCGGCGAGATCTGCATCAGACCGACCGTCGAAAACCCGTCGGAGGATACCAGAGACGGAGATCCTCCCGACTCTTGAGCGATCACAGCGAGAGGGAGCAGGACCGGGTCTGATAAATACAGGGGATTTCGAGAGACCTCGAGAGCGTCCAGATTCGCAGTGAGACCACTCTTAACGGTTTTGAAATATCGATATACTCGAGCGAGTATCGCCTCGTTATAGCAGTCGAGATCGTCCTCGTCGTGAGATGCCATCACATCAAAAAACCTCGGAGGCAGGTCCGGCGTTTCTATCGGGTCCTGGATCTCGTCGGCGATCTCCGGCTCAGCGGAAATCTGTATCTCTGGTTTAAACAGAGGACCTCCGTCCGGGATGGTCCCTCGATATCCGAAACCAGATCCGGTCTCGAGAGTGGATCGGAGCAGAGCGATCTCGGCCTGCTCTCGGATCCTGGTCTGCTCAACTCCCCAGGCCATCGCATACCAGACGACCAGGAAAACAAAACTCATCCCGAGGATCAGGGGACCTCGTCTCTTAAAGAATGAGAGCGTTCTCTGCATGAGGTCCTCGTCACTTGCTTTCTGTTTTGTGGTTTTCATTTTATCTCCTTGTTTTTTTGAGCCGTTCGATAATCCCCTCGAGCTCGTCGGTTTCAGTGCGTCTCGCTCGATGCCGTCTCCATGCTACCAGGTAGACGAACGTCGTCAGGACGCAGATTAAGTATATACCAAAAATAAGAAGATCATACATTTTCTCGTTTTTCCTTTTGCAATAAATTATGTATTATGGTCCGTGATCTCAGCTGATCCTCAGCTCGTCGGTAGAGAGAACCCTGCAAACTTTTTTGCATTATCTTTTAACTCACTCGGAAATCCAGATCCGGATATTTGTATCTGAATAGTTTTTCCTTGATCCGATATACGTTCTCCTTATATCCCTTGCTCTCCCAGACGACGGTCTGTCGGTTTTCTGTAAACTGGAAATCGGCTCGATAGGTGATCGGTCGATGCCATTTTCCGGACTTATCTCGGAAACCCTCCTGGAGTGTAAAAACCGGTTGCAGTACAAGGTCCGAGATCTCGCCGGCCTGGAGACGGGAGAGGAGATACAGATAATCGTCCCCCTCTTTTTTAGAGTCGAAAATATATCCGTCGATCTCTGTTTTTCTCGCAGCCGATCGGCCTCTAGGCATCGGGGATCCTTTTAAAAACGATGACCCAGACCCAGGGATTAATCTCCCATCCGAGATCTCGTTTCTTGTTTAGTGCGTCCCAAAGATTTTGAAATAATTTTGTTTCCGAATCGCAGTCGGTACAATCACATTCGGACATCCCGAGATTTTCTCCCAGGCAGGGATAAACGCCCTCTCCTCGGCAGGTCTCGCACCATATCGGTGAAAAATATAATCGGTCGCTCTTTCATTTCTCATCTCCTGAAAAAATAATTTTATCGGCCTCCAGGATCGATCTCCCGAGTGCCTTGATGATCGATGGAGTGACGGCCTCGTCCAGACCGAGCTCGAAACCGCCGACCCCAGTAAAAACGGACCCATATTTCAATTTTTCGGTACCTCGGCTCCCATCAGCAGGACCGGGACGATCTTACAGTCCAGATTTCCAAAAAATGCAGGATAGGATCTCGCTCTCGGATGCCTGCTTTCCTTGATCGGTTTGTATATGAGCATACCCTCTCGGACAGTGATCCGGCCAGAGACCCGAGCATTTTTTATCCTGCCGGCGATCTGATATTTTCCGGTTTGGTGATCGACCCTGGATAATAATTGTTGTTTGAACCTTTCCTCTCTGAGGACCTCGATCTCCTCCGTCCTTAATGTGATCAGGTCCTCTCGTGCCTGGAGGAAAACGTCGGTCCGGGGAGACCAGTTTTTAAAATATGCGAGATCCTTTAACTTGTGCATTATGGCCTGATTGATTTCAATGAGCGTCATCGTCGTTATTTCTTTCTCGGTCATCGTTTTTCTCCTCTCGTTAAAATAACATTCCCGGCCGGAGATCTCCGGCCTCCATTTTCAAAACTTTAAATCTCCCGTCGTGGATCCTGCTTGCGAAATAAGGATCGAATGTTTTCGGGTCCTGGTTCGAGGTCATGATCGTGATCGTCTCTTGATTGAGTGCCGCCTGGTATCGGCCATCGAGTAGGAGAAATTGTCTCTCCTTGACATAGGCCGTCGCATTTACCCGATCGACCTCATCCAGGACAAGGAGTTTCGCATTTTTCCAAACCTCGAGCCGGCGATAACTTTCGGCAGACGGCCGGTCCGTATCGAATGCCATTCTCAGATTTTCGATGACTTGAGCCATCGTCGAATAAATCGCAGGTTTTCCCGACTTGATATATTCAGCGACCGCAGTTTTTAAGAGGACCGTTTTCGCATTCCCCGGATCTCCCCAGAGAAAAACCCAACCGAAACCGGCCTCAATAACTTTTCGGATCTCCTCCAGGACAAGGAAAGCGTTTCCGTCGTCGAGGATTTTCTCCCATCCGAGATCCGAGATCTCGTTCGGCAGCAGGCCCGATCCGGAGATCTTTACTCGTCGAGCCAAATTCGGACAGGTCCCCCACCTATCGACCAAAACCGGCCGTCCGAGGAAATCTGTCTCCTCGACCTGGATCGAAGATACTCCCTCTCCTTGGCAGATCTCGCAGTCCGGATCGCATTTCGACCGGCCGCCGAGTTCGATCGTGTTATTCGATCGGATCATCGGTCTGACTTTCATTCGCTCTTTCAACTCCTGGGATAATCGAGCGACATTCTGTTTATCGTTTTTCATTTTCTTTCTCCTCGTTTCGCTTTCGCTTTTTTGACCCTCTCCTGGGCATCTGCTTTTTTATCGGCGAACTCCTGCTCCCGAGATTTCCCAGACGCCGGCAGAAACCTCGGAAATGAATTAAGCAAGGACCTCGGGGAGGTTATATCGAAATCGACTTTCCAAACGATCGCCGAGATCGTCGCCATCGTCAGATCGATATCCTGACCGGCAATGATCCACATATCCCGCAGCGGAGCGACCCAGGAGGCGCCAAACGAGCGAGCTCCGGAGTCTGACATATTCTCGAAATCAGGCGTCTTGATTTTAGTCTCGGCCGAAAAATGAGCATATAGTTTCTCGATGTCTGCTTTCGGGATCTTGATTTTCTTTGGAGTTGATTTTTTCCGATGGGGAGAATCCCCATTAAAAGAATCTTTGCTCTTTATTTCTTTCTTAACTTCTTTCTTCGTGTTGCTTAAAGCAACAGTAGTGTCGTCTAAAGCAACAGCACTGTTGTTTAAAGCAACACCGGTGTTGTCGAAAGCAACAGCAGATAATTCTAATCCTGCCTTTTTTGTCGGTCTATATTTGTGGGGTCTGTTTCTTACCTCTGGCGTTAGATCTTTTAGATATTTGTTTTTCACTAATAATTGAATATGCCTGTTCACTGTTGAGCGATCAACCCTGAGCCAATCGGCTATCGATGTCTGAGACGCCGAGCAGTAACCTTGTTTGCCCTGAGAATATCGCCAAACCCGTCCATAGACGGCAGCAGTCATCAGCCCGTATTTTTCAACTATGGTATCAAGGCAGGGAGTGAAGTTTTTTATTTTCACTTTTCTAAATATTTCAAGCAGGCAGCAACTCAATCTGTTGGCGGTTCATCAAGAAGGTTCCCTATAATACATTCTCCATAATGTCCATCTGGTTTCTTGTATCCGCACCAGGGGCAAAATGTCCATTTGGCGGCATAGGCATTATGTAATTCCAAATCGGCAATAAAATCTGTGTAATCAATGTATTCAATTTGTCTTAGACCGATCTTCAATTGTTCGTTCAAAGCCAGCGCCTCATCCAGGGCTTGCAGGAGGCGTATAACCACGCCAAAATTCATGACATCATGCGTATCAAATTCCCAGGGCTTTACCTTCATCGCCCGTTCCCCTATCTCCTGCGCCCAATCTGGTAAGTGTTTGTATTTAGTCATTTTGCCTCCGGGGGGATCTCGTTCCGCTATCTCCTGCGCCCATTCGAAGTGTTTGTATTTAGTCACGCTATCCTCCTTGGTATCAGAAGAGCAACAATAACTACCAGCCCACCGATATATCCATCTGGGATAATTTCAAAAACTGACAACCAGGCACCGATGAACATTATTAAAATATCTGATAATTGTATCCTCATTTTTAGTCTCTCCTAATATTCTGTCCAATCAGGGAGTGTGGCGGGCTTTGAATGTACACTGGCAAACATCCTTAGAGACTTCAACCGCTAGGCTACTAGC